GGTGTATGGGTGAAACTCCTTCATCTACCAGCTGGCAACCTGCATTTGAATCCATCTCTTCGCAATCCGCAGGGGAGGACTCAGCTGAGGAGGCATGTCTGTCTGGTTCACAGATATGTCCCGACCAGTGAGTTCTCTTTTGCGGACTTGCGGATCTGGTCTCAAATGCTTACTTGCTTAGCAGTCGTACGGGCTCCTGCTCGTAATCGAAAGGGGTAACTATAATGGGCAATAAGTCCCAGAATAACTTTGTCTCTTTTCGAGGCAGAGCTTTTCGCGATAAACTCCCGAACGGACCACTAACTCCTACGTCGATAACTTCTGTACATCGACAGTATAGTTATGTCCGCACCGGATCAGATAACCCAAATTTTCGGGCTCTTATACGGCGAGGGGTTAACGCAACTGGGACCATGGTCGTTACAGTTACAAACGGCGAAGCTACGGACTGTAGAGCCTTATTGACTAGGCGCTACAGTCTAACGCCGGGTGACCCGCTTAATGCTGTGTTTCAGAGCGGCTTGGAAGGGGTATTTTTATCCCTAAACAATCCGTCCTTGATAACACAACATTTTGCGGGAGTCTCTTTCGATAAAGCGTGTGTTGAAGCCAAAAGGATTGTCCATAAGCGTCTCACTGCACGTCGTCGCCAATTTATGGGTGGCGTCGTTGCTATTGAGTTGCGAAAGACTCTCCAAATGGTTGTGCGCCCCGCAAAGAGTCTTCGCTCTAAGCTTGCATTCGCTTCTCGGCGGATCCCAAGAGTAATGAAACTCTTGAACCGACCGGGGGTGTCTAAGCAAACTAAGAGAAAAGCTCTTGCGGATACCTATCTGGAAATGACGTTCGGATGGCAACCTTTGCTATCCGATACGCGTGACGGGGCCCTCGCACTCGCTAGACTCGCTACTAAGGACGCTTTAGAGCGTCAGCAGTTTCGAGCTTACGGGTCTGAGGAAATCCCCGGCACTACCACTTTTGGTAATAACTACCTTGATGGCTATGACCTCAACTCTGCGATGGTTTTCCATCGCGAGTGGCGTCAGAAGACATCAGCGGAGTGTATTATCTATGGTAAGTTCCGGACTAGGCTTCAAGATTCTTCATATGCAAAGTCTTCCGCTTTGCGGTTGGCTGAGTTGGCGGGTTTTACTTTCGCCGACTTTTTGCCTACAGCTTGGGAAGCTTTGCCATGGAGTTTCTTAGTCGACTACTTTTCTAACGTAGGCGACGTCATAGAAGCTTTCAGTAACAACATCGGCGAGATTGCATGGGCAGCGGAAGTCCATATCCAGAAGTCTACAGAAGACTTCTATACGATACCGGACTCTGGTGCCACTGCAGCTCGCTACGGTGCGTTATTTGACGGCTTCCATGCTGCGCAAATGCACGCGCATTCAACCAGGAAGACGGTCACGCGATCTCCAGGTGTTCAGACAGACTTGTCTCAGTACCTGAGATTTAACCTTCCGGGAGGGATCCAATGGTTAAATATTGGAGCCCTAGCGTTAGGGGCGCGGCCACCTAAGCCTTTCTACTGAGTTTAAGGAGAAACAGCAATGGACCTGCAAGATGAAGTCGAAGTTTTTCGCTCCATGTTGCAAGAGAACGGAGTTGTATCGCCTGATGGTAGTGAAACCATCTTGACTCAACTTCTCTGTTCTGACGCGAGTGCTGTAGCTCTGTTCGTGTCGCAATACCTCACACCTCCGAAAGGAGCTGAGGAGATTGCTATACGTTCAGCCTATAGTACTCTCGAGCGTAGGCAGATGTTTTCCAAAGACCTGATAATTCTGTCCCTTTGGGGGCAGTATCTCGAGTCTATCCGGATCGCTTACGGAATTGAGTCCTCGTCCGAAAGGATAAGGTCACTCGGCTTCGCGGCTTTTCGGAGGCTCGACTATCAGGAAATGCGGGAAATGGTCAGCGTTACGCGGTCCAAAGCCAGTGAAGCTTTCTACGCCCTGCGCTACGCGCATGACAGATTGTCAAAGCGAACGCAGGAACCCGGGTACCTACTCGGGTCGCGGAAAGCCCACTGAAGGGGACCTTAAACGTAGTTTGGCTCTTGTTCAACTACTAAGAAAGGGAGCTGCCACTATGGCAGTTGCACTAACATCCCCCGTAACTGGGGGAGCACAGACGGGTTTCACGGCCCCTACCTACACGATCACACCCGATGTTGCACCGGATGTGAACGGGAAGCAATGGGCTGTTACCGTCTGCGGAGGCACGCAAACGGGTGTTCGGATCCATTCTTCATCGGATCCGTTTACCGTCACGTATGTGCGGCCGAAGGCCTTTAAGGCCATCGGGAAACCACACCCTGTCACCGGATTGCTTCCGTCCGTGCCTAAGAACACTCACGTGTTTATGGTCCGAAAGGGCGCTATCCCGTTGAGTAACCAACCGGCGTCTGTGCTGCTTATTCGTTGCAGCATTGACATCCCGGCTGGTTCTGATATCACGGATGCCTCTAGCCTGCGAGCTGCTGTTTCGCTGCTCGTTGGTGCCCTAAACCAGCTTTCCGCTGGATTAGGTGACACCCTGGTTAGCGGCCTCTCGTAAGTCGTAACGACTTGCGGGAGGGTTACCGTGGTACGACAGTTGCGGTTTCGTACTGTAGTCCTCGTTGTGCGTATGTCTGCCGTGATTCGGGAGTTTCACAAGCTCTCGATCTCGGTGCTGGTTAGGTGGCTTAAAAAGACTTAGCCGACGAAACCAAGGACACCACATGCATGATTATGCTGTTGCGTTCCAACGCCTTCAAGAAGACCTGCCCAAAACAGACAATATGTTGACTTCTGACATGAGTCTGTCTGAGGCTGAGGCTCTTTGGCTTCGTAAATCCTTCCTCAAGAAATTTGAGGATGTGAAAAACGAAGATGCTGACGCTAAAGCTCTCAAGCTCTTTCTTCAGAGCAATGAGGACTGTAGGCGTTTTGCATTAACACCAAAGAACCTCTTTGAGGATGTGCTGATCGGTGAGGTCAAAAACCTTATCGATTCGTACTTCTACTCAGGCCCTGATCTGACGTTAGATCTTCTAAGAATTTCAGAAGGTTTTGCGCCAGGTCCTGGTGCGAGTAGAGGAGTAGTCTCCGATAACTTCTATACGAAGTTGTTTGATTCTAACCTCTCTTGCACAAGCGATCTTCTTTACCGACGGTATCGGTCTGCCATATCCTGTTGGCCCACGTGGCATCACGCTGAAATTGCGCGTAAGAACCACCATGGGCTTTCGTTGGTAGAGGGCAACCGTCTTTCATTTGTTCCTAAAACGTCAGAGATCTCGCGTACAATCTGTACCGAACCCAATCTTAATATGTTGTTTCAGAAAGGGATCGGGGCCTTCCTAGAACACCAACTGTTGAGGAGATGGAGAATATCCATGTCCTTTCAGCAGGGGTGGAATAGGTGGCTTGCACGTAGAGGTAGTGTCGATTGCTCTTTCGGGACAATTGACCTATCTTCTGCGTCTGACAGTGTGTCGCTCGGCCTACTGCGGGAACTATTACCACCCTATGCTTACAGGTGGTTGATAGATACGCGTAGTCCTTCTGTCACCCTTCCAGGTGGTCAGAAGGTAGAGCTTCACATGGTATCGAGCATGGGTAACGCTTTTACGTTTCCCTTGCAAACGATACTATTCGCGAGCATTGTTGTAGCCTGCTACAGGACTATGGGAATCCTTCGTCAAAGGTCCTTTCTATCGGACCAGAGATTTGAGGTTCCCCCATCCTGTTCCTCTAGTCGAGCTAGCTTCGGCGTTTTCGGTGACGACATAATTGTCCGAAAGGACAGCTATGCTTTCGTCGTCCGAGCGCTGGAACTATTCGGCTTTCGGGTGAACGTTGACAAATCGTTCAATACAGGCTACTTCCGTGAGTCTTGTGGAGGGGATTACTACCATGGATATGACATCCGTGGTGTGTATATGAAGCACCTCTCTACAAGTGCTGACGTTTACTCCATCATCAACAGACTGGTGAGGTGGAGCGCTAGGTCTGGGATTATGCTTTTTCGCACCATCCGCTACTTAAGGGATCAGGTTGATTTCCTACCTGTTCCTTGGGATGCTGGTGATGCTGAAGGCATAAAAGTCCCGACCGCGCCCGCCGAGTTGCCAAGGGATAGGTGGACGGGTGGCGTACGTTATCGCTACCTGAGCCAACGACCCTTAAGCTTCTCGTTACCATCAGATGCTGATGAATCTCGCTTTTATCCATCTTCTTATGGAAAGAAGAAGATACCTATCTTCTTCAATCCGGATGGATTATTAGTGAGTTTTGTTGGAGGTTACATTAGGAACGGACGGACCTCGGTCAGAAGTGACCGAGCGAGGTTCAAAATCCGTCATCGGATCACCTCTTCATGGGGTTATCCGGACGCGGTCGGGTCTTTAAACTCCCGAGGCCACAGCTGGAAGGCTGTGGCCGAGACGTTACTTAATTCGTAACGTTCCCACTAGAGGGAATTCTTCCCTCAACCCACTCTACCATTTGTCTTCGCAG